ACGAAAGTGAAGCCTTCCCGCAGCAGCGTGTCGCGGTCGGCTTCACTGAAAACATAGATAAACATATTGCATTAACCCCAGTCGTCACCGTCTTCTCTGGACTGCTCTCCGGAGTCGGTGAGATCCTCGTCGTCCGCGGTCGGCCTGCCCGGCGTCTTCTCGTCTTCCGCCGCTGACTTCTGTGCCGAGTTCACGATCGGTCTGAATCTGTCCACCAGCCTCAGCACGTCTCCCTCCAGGTAAGCCATGCTGTCAAGCTCCGCCTGGCCGAGCCCCTGGGATGCGCTGTAATAGCTCAGCATCGGCAGACCGTACTGGCACGCCTTGAGGTACTGATCGCCCATCTCCTTGCGGTTATAAGGCGATACGTCCAGGAACGTGCAGTTCCAGTACCGGCCGAAGCCCTGCCTGTGCAGATAGCGGTTGATCACATTTTCAATGCTCTTGATGATCCCATATGTGATCATCTGGTCTGCCTTGATGCTCAGCAGCAGCGCGTTCGCGGAAGCCTTTTCGTTGTTGAACAGCAGGCTGCTCACGCCCGCCGCCGTGAACATGTTCTGTTCCGCCTCGGCCACCGTGTTTGTGTCGCCGGTGTTTGACCGTTCAAAGTCGATCTTATCCAGGCCCATCGGGGACAGGACCGATCCGATCTCATCCGGCAAAATCCCGTCCAGATTTGACCAGAAGCTTTTTGCCTTGTCATAATCGATCAGCCAGTGCCCTTCATCATCCATCGGGATCTTCATGATGATCATGGCATAGTTCTCAATGGCGGTCCTTGTCAGCTTCAAGTCCTTGTATTCCTCAATGTCGTACAGCTCGCGCAGGATGCCGGCAAAAGGCGGCAGCGCGTATTCCAGAATGTCCGCGTTGCACTTCACCGCAAACGAGGTGGGGGAGTCCAGCTCGATCCATCGGATGCGGAAATCCTTTTTATAGATCTGTTCATATTTGCGCCGGAACTCCTCCGGGTAATAATCCAGCAGATCCTGGTGCGCGTCAAAGTAGGCGAAGTTGAAGGACACGTTCGGCACGTTGTCCTCAATCGTCTCGATCTGGCAGAACTCGCTCGGCAGCTGTTGGATGATCACGTCGTCCTGCGTCACCCACATTGTCCCGTAAAACACGTCCTCCCGCAGGCAGACCGTCAGGATCTTCGGCAGCTGCGTCCTTACCTTGAGCGCCGACATAAAGGCCAGCACCTTGCGGTAGTTTCTTCGTACCGTCTCGATGTTGGCCTTCTTCGGGTCTATATTCGGCGCCACCACAAACGCAAGGTCGCTCAGACCCACAAAGTAGTGGATCAGCCTGCGAAAGTGCGGACTCGCGTTGTAAATGTAAATCACTGCTTCGCGCAGCTGTTTTTCATATCGGTAAGGGTTTGCGATATATTTTGCGATATCGTCCTTGGTATATTTGATGAAGGTCGGTGCGTTCCGGTAGTTGTTCAGATCCCTTGTGATCAGTCTGTTGATCAGCGCGAATCTCTGCGAGATGCCGATCTCGCCCTTGACCTCACCCGCTCCATCCGGGAGCTTTGCTTCTTCCATGCCCTCTGTTCACCGTCCTTCCTCCGTATTTCGGAGCTTTGATAATAAAGCTCTCGTCGCCCATCGTATTGCGTCCGCGTCTCGCGGCCTTTGCCTCAAGCTGGATGGCGACGTAATAGTTGTATGTCAGGCTTGAGTATCTGTCCTTCCTGGCTCCCGCTCTTTCAAACAGCTTGATCCTGCCTCCGGATTCGTCGTGCTGCAGTCTTACCATTTCGTCGATCAGCAGCGTCGTGTTGATGTACGGCATCTGCAGCGCCAGCATCTCCGGCGACGAAAGTTTGCTGTAGCTGCCTATCTCAGCCAGGAGCTCTTCGGCGTCGTACTCGTTTACGAGCAGCCTGATTCTCCCGCTTCTCAGCCCGTCTCGCAGCAAAACCGCACAGTCGCTGTTGAACTGCGGTGACGCCTTGATCGACCAGATCACCTTCGGCGCGTCCGATGAGGTGCATCGCTCCGCCATCGCAGGGTCGTTGCAGCAGGAGAGGGCGGGATAGATTTCCCCCGTCTCCGGGTCAGCAATGTCGCGCGCCAGCGCGTCATATACGCCCATGCCGACGCCGTTCGTATCCATCACGATATAGTCGCAGGAAAACTCGTCGAACATGCTCCTGATGATCAGCGCCTGGTCCTCCGTCCGCATGCCCTCCATCGACTCTGTATAGACAATATTGCTCGTATATCGTCCCGCTTTGGTCGGCGTCATCTGATTTATAAAGATAGCCGTCGCGTCGTTGTTGTGCTTCTTGCTTGACATCAGCGCGATATCCACACTCAGCAGCCGTATCTCCTCCGCCTGCTTCGGCGGTATCCTGACAAGTGCCGTGTTCTTTCCAGTGCCGAACCTATCCGCAAGCTTTGCCGGGTACATCGGATATTTCAGATGCCTGTCCTTCGCAAGGATGTTGTAATCGAAGAAAGAGCCGTCACCGGCTCCCCAGAAGATTGCGTCCATCTCCATTGCCCACTTCACCTCCGTGAAGTCGGCCTCTGTCTTTTCCGCCTCTACGTCTTCGAGGTATAGCAGATCCTCCACAACGGCAAGCTGCCAAGGGAAGCCCACAATGAAATTCTGTACCCCGCCTCGCAGCATGCGCGTGCAGGTGTCCGCACATTTCAGGTAACTCCAGTGATCCTGGTAATAACCGGAGCTGAAATAGAGCGTCCTGTTTTTCTCTTTCTTTTTCTCTTCCTGCCGCTCCTCCTTCGTGAGCTCTGAGTAAATCGGTGCTCTCGCTGAGGACAGGAACTTTCTCAAAATCGTGTCGATCGTGTCTTTGTCTATCAGCCGAAACTCATCCAGGATCAGAACGTGCGCGCGGTTGCCTCGCGCCGATTCGCCTGCCGTCACGACTTTGATATAACTGCCGTTTCTGAACATGATGATCGCGTTGGTGCCGTTCATCTTGGACTGCTTCCAGTCGATCTCAGCGTTCAGCTCCGGCGAAAACGGAACCAGATCCGTCATGATCTTTTCGAGGACATTGATAGCCTGCCCTCGTGTTCCCGATGCCACGCATATTTTTGTATGCGGGTATAAAATTGCGCGAAAGCAGCAATAGATCGAACAGATCCATGTTTTGCCCTGGCCGCGGCTTGCGATGTATATAAACACCACATTGATATTCATCAAAAACAACAGTATCTTCTGGAAGAGCTTCAGCTCCTGGTGCAGATAATCCTGCGCAAAGCGCTGCGGGTTCGCCCGGTAATAGGCGGCCCAAAGCGCAGCGCCGCTCATGATTTTCTCATACCGCTGGTTCATCCGCTCTCTCCGATGCCTGATGAAAAGAGTTTGTTGAAGAGTTCCTCATCGTCGTCCTCTTCGATCTCCGGATGCTCAAGCTGCTGTTCTGCCAGCGCCTCTTCGTACATCCTGCAGTATGTGTTTTTGATGCCGAGCATCTTGCACAGATGCCCGAGAAACCATGTCGTGATATATCTCACCACACCGTCCACGTCCTTGAGATCCGGGTCAGGCTCCGGCACAGGCCGCTTGTTTTCCCAGCGGTCTATCCACACGCCGAACGGCGTTTTGTCAAAGGCTGCGTTTCCTTCACCGTCTTTGCCGATCCTCTGGTTCAGCCCGTTTACCAGCTTGTCCAGCATGCCGACCTGCCTCTCAACGGATTTGCCCAGTGATCTGTCGCGGTTGATGTCGTCCTCCATAAAGCAGATCTGCCGTATCGTCGTTTCAATGCTCGCGTCGATCACAAAGCCATCCGGAAGGCTGTTTTCCCAGTACAGGCGCCTCTGCTCCAGATACTGATATTTCTCCGCGTCATATCCGGCTCCCCAGTAGGCCACGGTGTCCCTGGATATATCGGCAAGCTCCGCGTCTGTTCCAGCGTCTGTTCCTGTGTCGCTGTCGGCTGCCGCATCGGCGGGCGCGCTGCTTGCCTCCGCGCCCGCCTTCCTCCACATGCGCTTTTCCTCGCGCAAGGTATCGTCGTAGCTCTTTCCTGTGTACTGCGCGCCTGTCAGCCTGGACAGGTAATTCGTCAGTACCGAGCGGGCGTTCGTCCGCTTTTCCGCCATCCGGTACAGATCTTCGTTCCAGTAGATGTCCAGCTTCCTGCAAAGCTGCTCTGTCGCGCGCGCCTCGCTCCCGCATTCCGTGAGATAACCCGTGTACATTTTGTTCACGCATTCCCAGCAGTAGGGGAGATAGCCCGTCCCTTTATACAGTTCTCCGTAGCTGATAGGGAAGTAGCCCTTCAATCTCCCGTAAGCGCGCCCGCACTTTCTGCATACCGTGCTGGATACGTTTACTTCCAGGTTCGCCATTACAGCTCATCCTCTCCGTCATCGTCGTCCACGGGCGGCGGCAGATATCTGTCCGGATTATCCTCTTCCATCAGCAGGCCGTGCGCTCTCGCCGCGGCCAGCAGCTGAAAGCCCGGTCTGAACCGCGGCCGGAAGCTCTCCGGGATCTCGTGCCATATTTCCTCGTGCGGCTCTCTCACGCGCCTGCCTGCCACATGCTTTGTCTCCAGCGATCCAAAGCCGCGTATATTGATCGGCTCGCCGTGCTTCACGGCGTCCTCCGCCAAACACAAAAGGACGTCCAGCACATTCTGAACGTCCTTGTGCGTATATTGCAGTTGCTTTTCCTGCCGCCTCACCGTGAACGCCGCGTCGTCTCCTGTGGATTCCTGCGTCACACGGAAGGTCTCGCTCGCCAGTGCGATCGGCTTTCGGATGTTGTTCTCCTTCAGCAGATCGACCGCCGCCGCGATCAGCTCCTTTTTATTCATAGTTCCTCTCTTCCCACGCCTTACAGATCGCTCAGTGTCTTTTTCTCCGGCGCAGAAATTTCACCGTTCTTAAAGTACATCCCGATTTCTTCTTCGGCGTCTATATCCTTATATATCTTTACCATGTCCGCGCTCTCCCAGTGTATGATGGACTGGATCACGCCGTCCGGGATACCGGCCTTCGCAAGGCTTGTCGTAAAAGCGTGCCGCAGCGAATGCCAGTAGAAGTTTTCTCCCGTCATCCGGCTGAAGGTATTCGCCCAGCTGTTGACCGTTGAGATCGCAATGTGTTCGTTCTGGTTCACAGAATCCGGAAACAGCCATTCGCTTTGAATCCCGCGCTCTTCCCGGTTCCGCATCCATCGGTCAAGGTATGGCTTGAACTTCTTGGCAAGCGTATAGCAGTTGATCATCTTGCCGCCGCCCATACCCTTCGTCTTAATCGGCGCGCTCTTGTAAAGCGCTCCGTCGCAGACAAGCTTATCGTCCGCAAAATCCGATACGCGGAAGCGGCAAAGCTCTGCCTTGCGCCTACCGCTGTATATCGCCAATGCAAGAAAGCAAGCCTTATCATATTGTCCGCGTTCTGTCAGCGCGTCCAGCA